TATTGGGTGTTGGGACTTTAGTTAAAAAACCTAGAAAAGGTTTACGTAAAGACGGCACAAAATACTTGATGCAGTGGAAGTGGAGATGTACATTCAGAGACGCGTATTACGTGTGTATGTTACTTTTTCCCTACGCCCACACTAAATTACCTAAGATACAACAAATCATAGATCATTATTCTAAACAAGAATATAAAATTATGAATGATAAAGTTGTGAGTCTTGAAGAGTATAAACTAGCAATGGCATTAGAATAATGTTGAAGTTTTATTTATGGATAATGGGTTGGTCCGGACAATTAAGTGCATGGGCCTGGCGTAAGCAAGCTAAGATCATAAGAAAGAATCGTAAATGACAGTTGCGTTAGGTTGGGGAATGTTTTTATATGGCATGGTCTGTATATGTATAGCTGCAATCATTATTTATTTTGTATTAAATCGTAATGGAAAGTAAAAATAAAATATTAATATTACACGCTAAGTGGTTGAAAGATAACGGTTATTTAAAAGAAGCGGAAGAGTGTGAATGGCATTCAAAAAACTATAATCGATTCGAAGATGTTAGACAAATGAGATGGGGAAATAAAAAATATGAAATGGAATCAAAAGTTTAAATATCCACCGTGCACAAGATCATTGGTTGATGGCAAACGTCACTATGGAATCGGTGAAGAAAAACTACCATCGGTAACTACTATACTACAAGCGACTCAGTCGGAAGAGAAACGTAAGAGTCTTGCGAATTGGAAAGCGAGAATGGGTACGCAGCACGCGGATCGTATACGAGATTTATCAGCGATGCGTGGAACTAGTATGCATACGTACCTTGAAGGGTATATCAAGGGTGAAAGGCACTTAGACCTTACAGCCTTGGGCCAGGAAGCAGGGCGTATGGCAGACGTGGTCATTCGATCGGGGCTCGGGGACCTGGAAGAAGTGTGGGGCACTGAGGTTACACTGTACTATCCTGGATTGTATGCAGGTCAAACTGATGTTGTAGGAATTTATAACGGGCGCGAAAGTATAATAGACTTCAAGCAAACAAACAAGCCGAAACAAAGAGAATGGATAGATGATTACTTCACCCAGCTAGGGGCTTATGCTATGGCCCATAACTACGTGCATGGCACAGCGATACAGTCTGGAATCATTCTAATGTGTTCTAAAGACGGATTCTTTCAGAAGTTTGAAGTGTCTGACAATGAATTTAGAGGCTACCAACACACATTCTTGAAGAAAGTTGATCAATATTATGCAAATTGTACCAAGAATGAAAATGGTCAGGATACAAAAAATGATCAAAAAGTATAATGAATCCCAGTATAATTTAGCCATTTGTACTATTGTATACACTTTTCTGTATAAAAATAAAAAAAATTTTTTTATTTTTTTTAAACCTTGGTACAATTGGTACAAATTAAAAAAGATAGTAATACCAATGCTTATTCGTTCATTTTTGTACCATAGACCCTTGGTACAACGTGGTACAATTGGTACAATTGTTAAAAAAGCTAGTAATACCAACGAATTAAGGGGTCGCGCGCGTGTTTTTTATTTTTATTTTATAAATTATAAATCCTGGAGTATACAGAACCTATGAGAAGACTGAAGAAATCCAAATATCGTCATGTAATAATTAAGAAAAAGAAATATTATTTCTATTCTATTACGTGGGTCGACATCACGGGAGATTCCGGGCACAGCACAGCCGAAGACTTCATGAAATTTAAACCTAGTATTATGGTGACACAAGCCTACCTGTTTAGCAAAGATAAAAAATATATTAGAACGTTTGCATCATACGAAGAAGGTGACGAATTATTTTCAGATCGTAATATATTTCCAAGAGGATGTATATTGAAGATGGAGAAGATTAAGATTTAATTTTTTTAATTATTAATCTGTTCTTGACTATGTTCATTAGTCTATCGTTCTTGCTCTTAGCTTCTTCTGGAGATACCTTGGCATTCATATTTAGTCTTCGCTCTATAAACCTACCATCAGCTTTCATAATCAATTCATGAGCTCTGATTGCATCTGAATACTTACCTTTCTTCCTTGCATCATCTCTTATTTGTCCTAGTGTAGCTTTCTGCCCAGGTAGGTCCTGTTCATACTTTGAGTGTAATTCATTCTTTAGCTCATCATGATAAGCTACTACCAGCGGGTATCTGTCTATGTTCATGAGTCTGCTTCCATAGTCTTTTGGATCAGCATATCCTGCTAGCTTAGCTGCTTCTGTTTGACTGCATGGATAGCCGTCATGGCCATATACTAGGAACATTACAAACTTCTCTTGTTGAGCTGTCAATCTTTTTGGTACAGACATAATACTTGTAATATATCCCATAATTTGTATATATCAATATAGAAATATGATAGACGGAAAGACATTCAGACAAGGTTTCGACAAGTTTATGAAAGCTGAAGTTACCAAGAACGCTAGGATGCAAGTGCAATTACCTAACGGAGAATTTTATGACATCGTTGGAATAAAACTTCTTGAAAATAAAATAATTGGTAGTAAAGACACTCATAGACTGGTTTTATCTTGCCAAAAACCTACAGAAAGTATGGGTAATCCTATAAAAATTTTGTAAGTAGGCTGGACTGAATTATGCCTAAAAAAACTATAGGATTAGAACGTGATTTATATAAAAAACTTAAGAGAGAAATTAAGAGTATATCGTGGATTAGACTTGAAAACAGGGTCTTACTTGGCACTCCTGATGTATTGGGCTACTCTAATTTGGGGAACTTTTTTACACTGGAATTAAAGCGGACTAAGTCCAGCAAAGTCCAGCTATCCCCGCACCAAGTTTCATTCCACGTGAAACACCCAAAGAATACCTATGTGCTTGTTGCTTGTGACCCTAAGCTTGGGAGTTATCGCTTGTACCCTGGATCTGGGATTCTTGCGCTTGAGAATTTTGGCTTGAAGCTTGAGCCCTTGGCTTGTGGCTGGTCTGCTTGTCAACTGTTGCTTGAGAGCTTGTAAGCTTGCGACCCTGCTTCCTGAGCTCAGCGTAGTATTTCGGATGATGCCATGTCATATTAATGTTTACCGTAACACACGTTTGGTGTGGACCTGTCCCAGCACGCGCGACAGCTGCCGCAACTGTTACCCTGTTCAGGGGCCGGGCATGTCCTGCCAGCCTGGCTGGTGACTGTTGATGTCCACGGCCAGAATTTAACTGGTCCCTGGTCGATCATGTGTGAGCTCATTCTAATAATTAAGTTTGGCGGTATTGTGGCCGGATCTAACTGTTTTAAAAATTGAGCTTCACGCGTTGGCATCCAGTGCCTGGTCGAGCTTGTACGCTTGCACACTAAAAATATATTTTCTAGATGCTTGAGACTTTGGATATCTCCTGAGTCGTGCCACCTGAACCAGTCCTCACCTTGGATCAGTGTTACCATCGCATCAACCCAGCGCGGGTCCTCCAATGCTTGCAGCCTCCGGGTGAGCGCATGTTGAACATTTTTAAATCTATAACGTCCCTTCAGGGCATAGCAGCCCGCGCAGACTGAGCCTGGGACCTTCACCAGCTTGGCGCCAGTCTTGCACGCCACGGCCGGCAGGTTGTGAGCTGGTCCAGGCATCTTGCTTGGCTTGCTCAGGCCGCCTGTTATTTCTCTTGCTTCTTTTTTTAACATAATAATTTTCTCCTATAATATCCTATACCTGATTGCTTGCAGCCTGTCAAGCTTGTGAGCTTGAGAGCTTGAGCCCCAGAGCTTCAGGGTCCCCGCACAATGCGCGGCCCGTCCCAGCTCTGAGGTATCCAGGGCGCTGAAGCCGTCCGGTCATAGCGCCCTGAAATTCTTTAATCCAATAATACCATATAAGCTTTGGCATTATTTTTCATGAACCAGTCCAGGAGCTTTCGCATCTCCTGCCAGTGTTTGCTGGCCCCGGTCCCGAGCTCCTGATCTTCGAGAGTTGCCATTGCTTCATGATAAAAAATCTTATCATGTTTTTCTGCCTCTTCTTTTGTTAGTTCAACAGTCTCACCGTTGAACCTGTTACGTCTTGTGTAATCTTTGGGGTCAACTGTTGCTGCTAAGTTTTTTATTTTCATATTGTCCTCCTGCCAGCTGTATATCCCATAAGATCCCAGAGCTCAAGAAAAAAATTAAAATAATTTTCTTGACTGCTTGTAGCTTGTAGCCTATGGGCGGGCCCACCCACACACTTGTTTTTTTTTGG